CGAACCAGCTTTGGTAGAGAAAGAAGCGCCTAAGAAAGTAGAAGTGAAAACTCCTACTAAGGAAGAAGTCGCTGAACTTGGTGCTACTGCTAAACAAGCTCAAGCAGTTGCTGATTCAGCAAAAGAAACTGTAGCGCAAAAAGATGATGTTGTTAAAGGCTCTGAGTCTACTGTAAAAGAAAAACAAGAAAACGTAGAAAAAGCTGAAAAGGAACTGCCTACTACAGAGCAAGTTAAACAAGCAGAACAAGGTGTAGAAACTGCAAAAGGTGAAGTTACTCAAGCAGAAAAAGCGGTATCCACTGCTAAAAATGCAACTATTGTTTCTGCTGACGAAGTAGCTGCGCAAGAAAAAGCAGTTGCTACTAAACAAGCTGAAGTAGATGAAGCGAAAGGTGCTTTGGAAAAGGCAGAAAAAGAAGCTGCTGAAAAAGAAGCTATCTTGAACGATACTAAGCTCCCAGAAGCCCGTAAAGCTCAAACTGATGCTCGTTTTGAAGAACAAGATGCTAAAAGTTCAGTAGAGTCAAACGAAAAACGTGTTGAAGAAGCTAAACCTAAAGAACAAGAGTACCAAAATTCTGTAAAAGATGCTGAATCTAAAATTGCTACTTCAACTAAAGAAATTGAAGACTTGAATAAAACGAAAGCTGATGCTCAGATTGCTTATGCGAAGGCGAATGATGAGTATGATAAAGCAGGGGATTACAACAGTAAAATCCGTGCTACACATCTTCCAGAAATTACTCTTGACCCTAGCTTTGTACAAGCAGTAAAAGATACGATTGCTTACAACCTTGCTGACAACAGTGCTTTGTCTACTGAGGAACGTAACAAACGTACAACTGAGTTGTATAATCGAGTTGTTCGTACACAAGTTGCAAATGCTAACAACAAGTATGTTCAAACGAAAAACGAGTTGGAAGACACTACTCGCTATGACATCAACAATCTTCCTAAAGAAATTCGTGACGAATTGAATTACTTTGTAGCTGACTTGCTAAATCAAGCTCGTAAACAACTTGGACTACCAGATGCAGTTCTATCTAAAACCTCATTGGAATTTGCTCAAAAGATTGCAGACGAGTATGTGAAAGCAAACTATTCAAATAGTATGCGACAAGAATACCGTAAAAAAGGTGGTTCAGGACACTATGCCAAGGGTATCAACAAGGTTGCCAAAGAGTATAACATGCCTACAACTGATGCAGATGTTGAAGCACGTGGTGGACAATACTATGAAAACTCTGTGACTACCTTTGCTTCACATGATTTTGATGATGAAGATGGTGTTTACCGTAAGACTTTGGGCGAGATGAAAGAAACCTTGTACAATCATTTTGTACAGTTGATTTCAACTAAGAATGACTATGCGCATACTCAAGGGATTTTGCAATTTGACTATCCAAATGAGACTGCTTACTTTGGTGGGGTTGCTCAGAGCAAAACGGACGATTTCTACACTACGCACTTTCTAACTTCTGTCCGTAGCTCACTTACAAATGGCTCAACTTGGGATACAACTCCTATTGAGAATCCTTTGAAGAAAGAAGTTTTTGAACGTCGTGTAGCTGATGCAGTTCAACGTTTGAAAGATACTGCAAAAGCAGTAGGAGCTGTCCGTGAGCAAATTGAAGCAGCAGACAAAGGTTTGGAAAAAGCTAACTCAACTTTGCGTAGTGCAACTGTTAAGTTGAACGCATTGAAAAAAGAAGGTAGTCCTCTTGCTAAAGCGCAAACTTACTTGGAACGTGCTAAAACTCGTCATGACAAAGCAGTTGTTGATTTAGCTAATGCAAATGCTTTGGTAAACAGTTTGTTAGTGTCACATGCTCAAACTGAAATTGAAGCTAGAAGCGCTCGTGGGCGTGAAGTTATCGCTAAATTCAGTTTTGGGCAAGCAAATAAGGCTTTGGAAATTGAGCAAGCTAAATTGGACTCAATGAAAGTTTCAGCAGAAGCTAAAGCTAAAGCGGTATCTGAAGCTGAACAAGCACTCAAAGATGCTCAAGCTAAAGTTAAACAAGAAGAAAAAGAACTTGCAGACCTTAAAAATGCGAAAACTCGTTTGGCGGATCTAAAAGTTGAACTTGAACAAGCAGAGAAAGCTCTCCAAGTTGCACAAAAAGCACAACGTGAAGCCAAAGCAGACTTTGAAGTTAAAAGTGCTAAAGCACTTGAAGCGAAGAATGTTTACGAAACTGCCAAAGCGAAGTTTGAAGAAGCAGAAACAAAACGCTTGGTAGAGCTTGCAGATGCTAAACGTAAAGAGCTTGAAAAAGCAGGTTACAAACCAGTACCAGTTGTAGATAACAACGGGCATGTGGTTGATTACAAAGTTCCTCAAGCTACCGTAACTGTTGCAAATGGTTCAAACTCAGCTTCAACTACAACAACTGCAACTTCAACATCAGGTTTCGTTGCTCAATCAGATGTTGCTCCTACTGTGTATTCTGCTACACCAGCTACAGAACAAGGTGAAACTCTTGTACAAACCTCAACTGTTGAACAACGTCAACTTCCAAACACAGGTGAGACTTCTAGCGCCCTAGCTACTCTCGGTATCTTTGGTTTGCTTGTTGGTTTTGCAGGCTTCAAATCTCGCAAAGAGAACTAAATTGGTCTTTCAAATTTAAGTGAGGGGAATATAGTCCTCTCACTTTTCCATTTTGAGGTCTCAGTTTCGCTCCTATTCGATTTTAATTCTAAGTCTGATAATTTATATCTCCTACAATTAAACTTCGTTAGAAAGCAAATGAGCGCCTTTTAGAAAGTAGGTTAATTTGGCTAAGAAATTTAATGCAAAATTTTATGATGTAAAACCTTGGTTACAATTCTTCTTCGGTATCGCCATTTTGGGTATTTCCTTTTGGGGTGCAAAGACTATAATTCAAGAGAACGCAGTAAGAGAGTACAAGGGAACGATTGAACACTTTACACCTTCAACTGTAGAAGAAGTAATTGAGAAAGCAGATAAAGGAGAAACCTTTTATGTCTTTGTAGGGGTTTCAACTTGCCTAGACTGTCAGAAGTTTGCTAGGCGCTTAGATGTAAATGTGAAAGATAAAGGAATTGACCCTAAGTCGATTTATTACATTGGTTTTGACTCTGTAGAAGACTTTAAAGGTTTCTCTGAGGGTAGTTTTGAGAGACTAACAAACAACACAGTAGGGGTAAACTAACAGTTTACACAAATGTAGAAAACTTAGTAAATTTTTCGTAGTTTTCTATATTTTATGTAACAATGACAAATAGAAAGCCCTGCACATCTTGCAAGAGGTGTGTATCATTACAAAAGTTAAACCGAGGAAATACCTTAAAGCCTGTTTGCCACAACATAGAGTGAAAACTCAAGTGTGAGGGTAGCGAAAGCAGAAAGAAGAAACAGGATGTTGATACAGCTTAGTAGCTAACACAAGAGTGAACGGTTGTAAAGCTGAAATAAAAGCTAATTAGTGTCTAGTAAAAAGAAAATAGTGACTGCTAGAAAACGTTAGTGCTAAGTCAACGTAAACAAGGGTAAGTTTCGGTAGGAATGTCCTAAGTCTCGGAAATTTGAGATATGGATAACCTCTAACGACTATCTCCTGATGGGAGAGTAAAGCCACAAGCTAATGGTGGAAGAAAAATATTTGGTCTGGCTACTCAGTAAATTTGTGTTAGAGTGGTTCAGATTGACATATAGTCTGCGCACGTTCTGTAATGGAAGTGTCTAGGAATTGACCTAGCTATTAGGGGTTGCGTCTTAATGGAAACAGTCAAAAGTACGAAAAGCACATTGAAAATTGAATAACACGATAAAAATTTGTTGCATTAAGTTTCATAATATGATACAATAGGTTTATCAAATATTTTATTTAAGGAGAAAACCTATATGACAGGTAGACCTAAATCTAAAAAGGGTGTTAAAGTACATACTGCTTTTAAAATTTATCCCAAGGATAAGGAGAGAGCGCAAATTATGGCAGATAAATTGGATATGAGTTTGTCAGCGTACATTAACAAAGCTGTTTTGGAGAAGTTAGCAAATGATGAGAAGTCAGAAGCTTAGACTAAAACTAACTAAGGAACAAGAAAACAAAGCGTGGTGGTTTAGTAAAGTCTCACGCAACTGCTGGAACCTTTTAGTCGATATTGACAAACGTAACAATAAGGGTGAGTTTGATGAAATTTTGAGTAGAAATGGAAATAAAACCTATCACTCAAACTTCTATGATAGAGAGATATATCATCTTAATTCTTCAGATTATCGAAATCTTGCTAGAATTGTTATCGATAAAAATTATGAAGAAGATAGTGAAAAATGGTCTTGGTATTATCAACCGAATCAATCATTTATCTATAATTTTCTTGCTAGAGAAGTTATGAAAATTAGGAGACAGAATAAAGGGCAACTGAAGTTTAGAAGTATCGACAAAATTCAACCTAACTTCAATGTTACTTGTTGTATATCTTCTAACAAAAAGCGTCCGAGTCGTATTTATCTAAAAGATAATGGTAAACTTCAAATACCTACTCTTGGAGATGTAAGATTTGGCTCAACTAGAAAAGATTTCGATTTATCTTGTAAGAAACAAATTGCTACTATTTCCTTTGATGGAAAACATTGGTACTTGTCTTATACCGAAGACATAGAGCCTCAAGTAACTGACTTACCTGACTATACAGAGGGTGTGGGAGTTGATTTGGGTATCAAAACTCTCGCAACTGTTTCTGATGGTACAACTGTTCCAAATATCAAGACATTTAGAAGAGTTCGTATCCTAGAAAAACGCTTAAAACGATTACAACGTAAGGTGTCTCGCAAATACCTTATTAACAAATGCAACAAACACAATAAAACAAAGAACATTATTAAGCTAGAAAGACAAATTAAGTTGATACACCGTTCAATAAGGAATATTCGTATCAACCATATTCGTAAATTTGTCTCAGAGTTGGTTAAAACGCAACCAGAATTTATTGCAGTAGAGGATTTGAATGTAAAAGGAATGATGAAAAATAAACATCTTGCAAAAGATATTGCAAATTGTTCTTTTTACACTATCAGAGAACATCTTATTAGAAAGGCGAAAGAGCGACATATAGCAGTTCGTTTGGTAGATAGGTTCTACCCTTCTAGTAAGACTTGCTCCTACTGTGGTAGTTACAAAAAGGATTTAAAACTCAGTCAAAGAGTTTATCATTGTGATAACTGTCAAGAAACAATAGATAGAGACCTCAACGCTGCAATAAATCTTGCAAACACTGACAAATATGTTCTAGCTTAAAATTTACTTTGTTTTATAACCTTTGAAAACTAGAGGTAATTAGTTTCAGTGGTAGGTCAGCCGTAAAGCCGAACCACTATAATATACACGCCCTGAAAAGTATGAGTATGTCAAACAAAGAGTAGCTTCGGCAAAATTTGGCTCAATATGGGAATGTCAATCGTGTTATTCATTTTCTGATTTTCGCACTTTTGACTTACGGTTCCTATTTTCCGTAAGGTTGTAAACGGTCAGTTTCAAGCACAATTTGATGATTTGAGTGACTTAGGTGCTTATTTAACTCAACCATAACTTTATTTCGGTATCCACGTTTGTGGGTACTTTTTATTTTCCTACTTTATTTTGAGGGTATGCCACAAAATTCGAGGTATGCACTTTGATACTCTATGAAAATTTAATTTAAGTTTAAGTGAGGTTAGAAACATGGCTAACAACAAACTATCAGCAACAGGTCAAATGGCACTTGCTTTACCTGCAATGCACGGTCAAAACAACTTAGAACTCGGTATCACATGGTCTCCCATTCCTCGTAATTTCTTGGAGTCTGATGTATTGGTTCAAGGAACAGACGAAACCATTAAAAGTGTTTTAGATAATGAAGATTACTTCCAATATCACTTTGTAAATGACAAATTGGCTCTTGCTTCGATTGATTTTACAAGAGCTATTCAAGCGTACGAGTTCTTGACTGAGGACAAATCTATGCGTGAAAAAGCGATTGCTCAACGTAAAAAGACTGCTGAAGCTTTTCGTAAGTTCTTAGAGAAATTAGCTAAACAGCCTTTAGGAACACGTGTTGAAGTTGGTATTTACTGTACCAACTCTCTACCACAAGCTACTAAATTAAGTGGTGAGAAAATCCCAGCATTTGCAGTGGACTTCCGAGCGCTTGCAAACTTGTCTGTCAATATCTTAGGAATGAGCGATTACAACTTGGTTGTTGAACTAGGTGGTCATAGACTTCCTTTAGCGGTAGAGACTTTCGGTATCCCCAACAAGCAGCATTTTGTCGGAGCTGAGATGACAAGAGACAACAACGCTTTGGTGGTGGTCATGTCTTTAGAACCCAAAAGTTAAGCTAAGAGGTTTATAATATGTTTGAGGAAGAAGAATTAGAACTTCACTCAACTCCTTATGATGAGACTTTTGAGAGTGTAGGAGTATCCCAACCTCTTCCTCACTCTCAACAATCTCCCTTTATGGATAAGGTGTTTGAAAGAGAGTTTAAACAAACAATGGCTTATATTAAATCTATGAGTCCAACAGTCTTTGGTTTGCACCATTTGGAGCTAACTCAAAGTCCGATAGGTTCAGAATTGTTGTCCTTTGTGAAAATGAAAGGACTTAGTTCAGAGAACTTGTTTAAAGAATTAGAAGAGTGTGAGTTTGTCTTTATTTCAACTAAGAAAGAATTTAGTGAGAAAGGTCATTTAGCTTATTCTAAACTAAATTTACAGTCAGTAAAAGCACCCAAAGGGTATCGCTTGGTTGCTTGCGCAAGCGCCGTTCCTATCCCAAATGGCTACAAAAGTCCTGACCCTCAGATTGAATATGTAGGACAGGATGAGATTATGGAAGGTGCAGTTCTGCAGTATTTTTGGATTGCAGAAGAGTTTCTATATCGAGTAGAGACTGAGGTAGTTACTGTCTCTTTGAAAAGGGTATCCGACCACCTTGGTGGTCGTTCTGTGGTTCTAACTAATGGGATTACTGTGTATTTGGTTGTCCAAGACCGTTCTCGAATGAGAAATACAGAGACAAAGAACATTTACTTTGTAGGAAACACGGTTGAAGAGTGCAAAGAGCAAATTGTCTCTATGTATAACCGTTTGGTTGAGTTAGGTCTAGCATTTCCTAGCGATGAGTTCACTGTCCAAAAAGAGATTGGTGGTATTTTAACAACCGTCAACTTGGCTTATAAAGAGCTTGAGCCGACAATGGATTTAGCCCCAGTAGCATTTGAGGTTTCGTTAGCAGAAGAAGGGTAAGAAGTATGAGTAAAGATTTAGTAGGTCTGATTGAGTTTCCAAAAGGAACTTCACAGTCAGATGATTTAGTTGGTTATGGTTTAGTGTATTTGGAGGAAGACATCTTGCGTTTTCGTCTGAAACGCTTGTCTTCTAGTTTGGATTTGTCTACGGTTTCAGATGAAGGTGTAGTTGAATTGTTTGAAAACAGTCCTTTACATTTCGTAGTAGATTATGAACGTTTTACACGTTACATTCAAACCAATTCTCCAGAGGTTTTAGAGGACAAGTTCTTCAGAGCTTTATACACCGTTCTAAAACAAACTTACCAGTTGGGGTATCCCCTCGACTTTTCTCGCTTGGCTTTAGTTTTAGAAGAGAAAGTTCAATTTGACCAATGGAAGGTTATTTTACGTTCCTTATCTAAAGGAGATGGAACGTTTGAGAAATGGGGTGTATCGTATGGTTAGTCGAAAACCTATTAGAGAGATTGAAAGTCGCTTAACAGATGGTGGAGCTAAACTTTTGACTGAGTTTGAGAGTTTAGCTGATGTAGGAGTTGAAAGTCCTAAACAGGTAGTGTGTATCCACTTTAAAGAGAAAGACCGTTATGGTTTTTACATGCAGAGCGGTAAGAAACTAAAGTCTTTTAGTGTACCAACTTCCTTTATTGATAAAAGTAGAGTCTTGTCGGAACAAGTTTTGAACCATATTAAAGAGAGTGGTCTCTACTTTGAAGAGGGTGAAAATAGTTCAATTAAGGTTCCAGTATTAGCTCGTACAACAAGTACCGTTTTAAAGAATTTCCAAGGTTCCCAATACCCTGTAGTATCCTCTTACGTTCGTTATTTTTCAGATACTTTCAGTGAAGAACAGAGAAAACTCTTGTCTCGTTGGTTCTTGCAAGAAAGTTTTTATGAAGAAGGACTTCAAAGGATTGAATTGGAGTTAAATACTGACACAGATTACTTTAGAGAAAAAGCAACTAAATTAGCTACCTTAATGGGTGGTGGTACTTGGTTCTTTAAAGAGTTGAACTACTTTGAAACAGGTGCTAAATGTACACTAGGACACGATATTAAATGGGAGTTTGTTGCAGAAGAAGAAGCCACAGGCGAAGTGTTGAAGTTCGGGGTAGATTGTGTGCAAGACTTCTTTAATATTGAAGGTCAAGTACAACACCAGTTGGTACGCTTCCGTACTCGCTATTTTAATGAAATGTTGACGTATGCTTACTCTTATAGTCAACAGTTAGGGTACCAGAAGAACTTTGGTTTTGCCTTACCTAGCTTTTGGCAAAGTTTGGTAGACGGTGGTTTTGCTAAATCAACTTCTAAGATTGAGTATTTGCTAAAGTTCGTCCGAGAGTTCAACAGTTTAAACATGCCTTTACCAGTTTCTCTTCGTTTGCAGTTTTTGAAAGAATTGGAGCAACAAAGAGCGCACAATTTACGTTACCGCTTTATGGAGAACACGTTTGGGGCGGTATCCTTGTACAATATGTACTCTCTTTTAGGAGATTTAGTACCGTTTATTAGCGAACAAGATAAGGATAAAGGCGCTTGGTCGTCTATTAAGGGTTCTATGGTTAGTGAACATGGTTTACTACTTCAAGAAAAAGACCTTATCTTGAAATTTATGGAGTCTGCTTTCTTTGAAAGTGTAGCTGCTCTACAAGCTACTTTAGACGGATATGGGGAAATGGTTCACTCTGCCTTAGTGAATACAACAAGTGAGTTAGATTTCCAATTAGCTTATAACAAGTTGTCTTGGTTCGCAGAAAAACAAAATCCTCGGACAAATGATGTAAAATTTATCGGTGGTGTAGTATTTAGTAAGTATAGTAAACCTTATCACTTTGGGAACGGCTCAGCTCTTACTATGTCAGGAGATAAGTTGGAGACAGATTACTCAAATATCGAAAGATTTTACTTCGGTGTCCTCGACCCACGTGTCTCTTTAAGTGATTTAATGGGTGTCTTCAACACCTTTACTCAGAAGTTTGAAGAACAACTTGCCAATAAATCGAAATAACAAAGTTCTTTCTTGTCTAAGTCTTGCATTTTCCCTCTAAATGTGATAAAATTGAGAAAAATGCAATTTGGATAGGAGAATAAATTTCGTATGTTAGTTCGCAGCCGACCTTTTAATGCTGGAGTAGAGTTTATAGTAGACTCTACAGTGTACACCTTAGCTCATAAGAGTCACAGTTTAATCAAGAAAATGGACTTGGAAGATTTGGATAGCAACACTCTTCTACGATACAAACCTATACAAGTCTTTTCTGTTTTATATCTAAAAGGGGTTTCTACCTCGGTTGCGGTAACTGTTTATAATGAAAAAGAGGGTTGTAAATGTGCAAACCCTCTGTCTGCTAAAACTTACCAAGTAGTGCGAGAGCAGTGGTTAAGAAGCAGTAAACTTCAAGGATTTTCTCGTATGGAAACTCCTACACCAGATGGTGTGATTGTGCAAGAAATAATGGTGGTGGCTCTATGAAAGATTTGGTAATAAAAACAAAGGTCACACCTAAAGACTTGTATGAGCGTTACTTACAGATGCGAAGTGCAGTAGAAGTCTTAAAGGTCATGTTGTATGACTACGGAATAACTTACTCTCCCACTATTGTCCGTAAGTTTGAATTGTCTCAATATGTGGTTGCTCAGTTGAAAGAGTTGGGCTTTACAAACTATACAGATAAACGCAGTGCGGTATCTTTGGTTTTGAACCTTTCTTATTTGGAGTATGTTCAAAAGGTAGTTACCCCGAAACACCCATTCCAAGTTGGTTTAAACTTGGTAGTCTCTTACCTACAGTACAAGCAAGAAGTGGACTATTTAGAAAATTTATATTCCTTTAATGACTTGAGAAATAGGGGGTTTTTAAAAGGTAAAGCTCAAATTCGTCAAGTCAAAGTTTCTGAAGGTAGACAAAAAGGAGAAGTACCTTTATGGTTGCCTAAAACCTTGAATGATGAGATTTCGGTTCATGACGGATACACTGAGGTTGAAGAGTCTTTACATAATGTGTATTATCGATTTCTAACAAAGGTCGCTAAAGAGCAAGGGGTATCCCTACCTATAGGTTGGACTTTTCTAAGTGGAGTAACTAGAAAACAAGAGTCTTCTTTAGTGCCTTTGATTTTAAAAGGTTCAATCGAGGTTCAAAATGAGAAAATAAGTAAGGTCTTAGATTCTCTGCGAACAGACAAAGGAGACTTTCCCTATTCCTTGGTTTATGAGGATTTATTAAAAGGACAAACTAAGGTGTTAGAGAAGTACAAAAAAGAAGACCCAGACTTGATGGTTCGGAGTATTACACCTTTTAAAATCTCATTTTCACGAGGTGGTTTAAAGAGTTACCCATTGTATTACAACTATATTTGTTGGGATTACGACAATGATAAACCACTACCTAACACAAATTGTTTCAAAGGTTTGGGTGGAGAGTTTACAAGGGTATCCTTTGCGGGCGCAACTCCATATTATCTAAGAAATGAAGAAGGTAAACAAGAGATTTTCTACAAAATGGTTAGCAAGTCTCAACTTCATAGTAAGAACGTTCACTTAGAAGAGTATTTAAAAGAGTTTTCTCAGATGTTTGGTAGGTACTTTGGTGGAGAGGGGTTGTTAATACCTTTAGCTCCAACTCGTACAGAATTGATTAAGCGTAGTTTAGATAGATTAGAACAGAAAAACATAAAGCTGGTTCAACCTATATCTAGGTTCTCTGCTAAATTAAATGGTAAACGAAAGAATAAAGTACAAAACTTTAAGAAGGATTTAGAAGATGACTAATATGACTTTAGTTGCTGAATCTAAACTTTATCTGAAAGACAATACTCCTTTATACGATTACTTTGATGACTATTCTAAATTGTTTAACTTTTTAGTTCGCAGGTGCGTTCATCATTTAAGGCACAAATTGAATGGAGAATCAGAGTCTCGGTATCGAACCAATTTGATGCTTGAATTTAATATTACAAATCGCATGGCAAAAGCAGTTGTAAGACTTGCTAAGAACCAACTGAAGTTATTAACGGAATCTGCTCGGTACCAATACAATAATTTGTATAAGCGCAGACGTTCTTTGTATAAGAAGGTAGCGAAGTTAAAAGTTATCTTATCTTCTAGCTCTGCTACTTTAAAACAAAGAAAGTTAGCTAAACTTCG